CAGAATCTGGAGATGTGATTAACAATTCAGGTTCAGAAGCAACGGATGTAACAGCATTTAGAGGTCTTTTACCTTCATCTTCATATGCAGTAATGGATTCAGGTTACAAATATCAATATGATAGATATAATGATGTATTCAGATATGTACCACTAAACGGTGATACAGCAGGTCTTTGTGTAAGAACAGACTTTGTTGCTGATCCATGGTTCTCGCCAGGTGGTTTCAATAGAGGTCAAATAAAGAATGTAGTTAAATTACCTTATTCACCAAGAGCAACCGATAGAGATTTACTCTATAAGAGAGGTGTAAATCCAGTTGTTACATTCCCTGGACAAGGTACAGTCTTATTTGGAGATAAAACACTTCTTGCTAAACCATCAGCATTCGATAGAATTAATGTTCGTAGATTGTTTATTGTTCTTGAAAAAGCAATTGCAACTGCTGCTAAGTTCCAGTTATTCGAATTTAATGATGCATTTACAAGGGCACAGTTTAGAAATCTAGTAGAACCATTCTTAAGGGATGTTCAAGGTAGAAGAGGTATTAATGATTTCAAAGTACTCTGTGACGAAACAAACAACACAGGTGAAATAATAGATAGAAACGAATTTGTTGCTGATATCTTTATTAAACCAGCACGTTCTATTAACTTCATTCAACTAAACTTTATCGCTACGAGAACAGGTATCTCGTTTGATGAAGTTGGCGGATAAGGGGAGATAAAAAATGTCACAAGTATTTAATGTAGAAAGATTTAAATCTGCCCTTACGAATGGGGGGATGAGACCTAATCAGTTTGCAGTACAACTTTCATTCCCAACATTTGTAGCTGGAAGTGCAACCGCAGTTCAAAAAGCACCTTTCTTAGTAAGTGTTGCAGAATTACCTGGTCAAATTGTCAACCCTGCCATAGTTCTTTATAGAGGCAGGGAAGTCAAATTTGCAGGTGATAGAATATATGCACCATGGACTATTACAGTTCTTAATGATTCTCAAATGTCAGTAAGAAATGCAACTGAGCAATGGTTGGCAGGTATTGAAGATTTACAAACTAAAGTTGGTAGATTAAATCCAGCAGAGTATCAAAGAAACTTAGATGTGTTCCAATTAGATAGAAACGGAAATATTTTAAAGAGTTATACTCTATTAGACTGTTTCCCTGTAGACATTTCTCCTGTAGGCTTAGACTTCGGAGCAAATGATCAGATATCTAACTTTACCATTACATGGCAATATCAGTCATTTGTCACTTCACAAAGCGGTGGTAACGCTAGTATATCACTTTAAGGTAAAATAAATACATCATGGCTCTTTCTTTATTTGGATTTACACTTGTCAAGGATAAGAAACCGGAAGATTTAAAAAATCAATCTATTATAGAACCGGTTTCTTATGATGGCCCAACGACAGTAACAGCTGGTGGCTATTATGGCACATACGTTGATATTGATGCTTCTGCTCGTTCTGAGTCAGAACTTATTACACGTTATAGAGAAATAGCAAACTACCCTGATTGTGATAATGCAATTGAAGAAATTGTTGCTGAAGCAATTGCGGTTGTTGACAATGAAGTACCGGTTAAGATACAATTAGATGGTATTGACTTTTCAGATCAAATTAAAGATGCAATAACCAAAGAATTTGAAGAAGTAAAAAAACTTTTAGACTTTAACGACAAAGCACATGACATCTTTAGAAGATGGTATGTTGATGGAAGAGTATATTATCAAAAACTTATTGATATGAAAGATCCTTCTAAAGGAATTCAAGAGTTAAGATATATTGATCCAAGAAAAATAAGAAAAGTTCGCCAACTTAAAAAAGAAAAAACAAAAGAAGGTTTAGAATTAATAACCAAGGCAGAAGAATTCTTTATATACAATGATAAAGGATTGAATTATTTAAGTCCTGGCGTTAGTCCAGCTGGAAGCAACAGTTCAGGAGTTAGAATAGCAACAGATACTATAGCTTTTTGTCCTTCAGGTCTTATGGATTTGAATAGAAATTTAGTTATTGGATATATGCACAAAGCTATCAAGCCAGTCAATCAATTAAAAATGATGGCTGATTCTCTTGTAATTTATAGATTAGCAAGAGCTCCAGAAAGAAGAATATTTTACATTGATGTTGGTAATCTTCCAAAACTGAAAGCCGAACAGTACATGAAAGACATCATGGCCAGATATCGTAATAAAGTTGTATACGATTCTAATACTGGTGAAATAAAAGATGATCGTAAATTCATGACTATGCTAGAAGATTTTTGGCTTCCAAGAAGAGAAGGTGGAAGAGGTACTGAGATAACAACATTACCTGGTGGACAAAACTTAGGTGAAATAGCTGATATTGATTACTTTCAGAATAAAGTGTATCAATCTCTTAATATTCCTACTTCAAGGTTTCAACAGTCTTCTGGATTTAACTTTGGAAGGTCAGCTGAAATTTCACATGAAGAGATGAAGTTTAGTAAGTTCATTAGTAGATTAAGAAAGAAGTTTGATCATTTGTTTAATGATATACTTAGAACACAATTAATATTAAAAAATATTGTTACAGATTCAGACTGGGAGCAAATAAAAGAAAAAGTTTATTACCGTTATGCTTCTGATCAATATTTTGAGGAACAAAAAAATGCTGAAAATCTAAGAAATAAACTTGAAGTATTAACACAATTACAACCTTTTGTTGGTACATTTTTTAGTAAAGATTATGTAAGAAAGAATGTTCTTAACTTGGAACAGGAAGATATTGACAAAATTGAGGCTGAAAACCAGCAAGAGCCTGTTGAACAACCTCCAGAAGAACAGTAAAACTCTTATAAATAAAAGAAACAATAAGGAAATATTATGTCAGAAGAAAATGAGCAAGAAGTTGAGCAAGAAGTAGAACAACCAAATTATGTTGAAGATTTTATAGACAATGTAATAGATGGCACTAATAATGCTGCTAATGACAGTTTCCAAAACATTATTTCTTTAAAAGTATCACAAGCCTTAGATAATCACAAACAAGAATTATCACAAAATATTCTTAATCAAAAGGAAACAGAAGATGGCTGAACACGATAAAATGACTAAAAAAGAAGTAGAGAAAAAGGAAGATATCGTCAAAGGCATGAAAAAGAACTTTGCACAGTTTCGTAAAGAATATGGTGATAAAGCTAAAGATGTTATGTATGCCACAGCTACAAAACGTGCTATGGGCGAGGAGTCAGAAGAGGTAGAAGAAGAAGAAGTATTTGTAGAACATATGTGTGCAAAACATGTATACCATGATATATTTGGAGAAGGTACTGTCCTAGAAGGAGAGCATGCAGTTCCAAACGAAGAAGGAAAGATTGAATGGTACACAGTTGAATTTGATCACGGTAAAGAAACAGTATTTACAGAAGACGTTGAAGTTATGCACGAAAGACATCATGGTCATATGATGAAAAAGAAAAAGAAAATGTCTGAAGAAGAAGTTGAAGAGGAGTTAACAGGCAATCAACACAAAATAGATGCTAATAAAAATGGCAAAATTGATGCACAAGACTTCAAGATGCTTAAAAAAATTAAAAAAGCAAGGGGTTAATTAATGGCTACTTTTGGAAAATCAAATGGACCTGGAGAAGCTAATATATTAATGCTTACAAGAAATAAAGCTGTAGTTCATTTCAGCTCAGATAATCAAGTTGGTGGTGTTGTAAGAATGAACTTAGCAGCTCGTGGTTACTTAACACATGGTACAGCTAATAATGGCAATGCAAGTCTAATATATTTTAATTCAAATGCAACACCTGGACAAAGATTTTTCTACAGTAATGCAAATGTAGCTATTACAGGAGTTACATATTCTATAACTTCTGGTGCACATGCAAGTAATCTACGTAGTAATTGTGCTGCTCTTATTAACAGAGAAGAAATTGGTGGAAAACATACTAATGTATATATTTTAGGAGCTGGTCAAGGTCAATTAGATTTTGATGGCTACTCTAATAAATTAGGGGCAAATGGAAACGTAAACGTATATTTCAGTGCTCCTAGTATTGGATCTAATACAAAAGGTTTTGTTACAATACATCTATCAAAAGAATCAGGATTTGAAGATCCAGATACACAACAACTAGAAGCTAGACAAAGAGGACCATTCTAATGAAACTTATAACAGAACTTAATAACCAAGCTATTGAGTATGTTACTGAAGATATAGAAGATGGTGGCAAGAACTTGTACATAAAAGGTATTTTTATGCAAGCAGAAAAGCCAAACAAGAATGGACGTCTATATCCAAGATCAGTTATGGAGAATCAAGTTTCTAAGTATCAGGAACAAATAGGTGAAAGAAGATCGTTAGGTGAACTTGGTCATCCACCAAGCCCTACTATAAATTTAGACAAAGTGTCTCATTTAATTACAGAATTAAAAATGGATGGTAATGATGTTGTGGGTAAAGCAAAAATACTTAAAACACCCATGGGTAACATTGCTAAAAACTTTATTGATGAAGGAGTAAGACTTGGAGTTTCTTCAAGAGGTGTTGGTTCATTAAAAGAAAGAAATGGAGTTAATGAAGTTCAAAATGATTTCTTATTATCAACTGTGGATATTGTATCTGATCCATCAGCTCCAAATGCTTTTGTACAAGGTATGATGGAAAATGTTGAATGGATACTTGATAGTGGTATATGGCAACATCAGCAGATTGAAGAAGCACAAAAAATAATAACAAAAACATCCAAGAAACATCTTGAAGAGCAAAAGTTAAAAGTATTCCAAAAACTTTTATCTTGTATCAAGTAACTTTTTTTTATAAATAAAATAAACATTAAATTTTTAGGAGACATAGAATGTCAGTCGAAACAAAAATTCAACAATTGCTTGGTGGTAAAAAGCAATTGTCAGAAGCAGAAGAGGTAGATCTTGGTAAGCAAGGTGCTCAAGGTGAAAACGCATCTAAAGATATGAAGAAGGACACTTCTAAGTCAGCCTCCACTTCAACAGCTGGAGACACAGAAGTTAAGATGCAGGGTAGTTCTGAAAAGCCTGTTATACAAAAAGCACTAGAAGATGAAAAGAATCTTGGTTCTAAGATGTCATCTGGCCAGAGTGATGCAGGCAATAAAGCCTCAATTAAAATGAAAGGTGATGCTAAATCAGCAAAAGTACCTGCTATGGAAGAAACAGAAACAGAAGAAGAGGTAATAACCGAAATAGACATTAGTGAAGAACTAAATGCTATTTTTGGTGAAGATCTCTCAGAAGAATTTAAAAAGAAAGCTACATCCATTTTTGAAGCATCAGTTATTGCTAGAGTCAATAATGAAATGGAAGCTGTCGTACAAAAATTAGAAGAGCAAAATGCTTCTGATCTTGTTGAATATAAAGAGTCTTTAGTTGAAAAAGTTGACGGATATCTTAACTATGTTGTAGAAGAATGGGTTAAGGATAACCAAATAGCTATTGATAACGGACTGAAAAACGAAATCACAGAAGAATTTATTTCAGGTCTTAAAGTATTGTTCAAAGAAAATTACATTGAAGTACCTGAGGAAAAATATGATGTAATTAATGATCTAACAGATAAGATTGAAAGTTTAACAGTAAAACTTGATGAGACTATTGACGACAATGTTGAGTTAGCTACACAGTTAGTAGATTTTAGCAAGCAAACAATTATTTCTGAGCAAACAGAAGGACTTGCTGCTACTGAAGCAGATAAATTAAAAACATTAGTTGAAGGTGTTGAATATGATACACCTGAACTTTTTGCTGAAAAGATTAATGTAATTAAGGAAAATTACTTTCCTAAAGAAACTAAAAAGTCTCCAGAGCAAAACTTAATGGAAAATAATGAAGCCGTTGATCCGGAAGGACCAGCAGAAAATAGTGTAATGTCTAAATATATGAGTGCAATTACAAGACAAGTAGCTTCAAAGTAACAATAAATATAAATAAATAAAATATTTTTAACAAGGAAGGAATACACATGTATCTCTCAGAATCACAAGTAAAGAAATGGGATCCAATATTGGAGCACCCAGATCTTCCAAAGATTGACGACAACTATAAGAAGCAGGTAACTGCAGTTCTTTTAGAGAACCAAGAAAAAGCGCTTCAAGAAGAGAAGCAACAGCTTTCTGAAGTAGCTCCTACTAACAATTCTTTTGCCTCTGGTGGTGTTGACCGTTATGACCCAATTCTTATTGGTCTAGTAAGACGTGCAATGCCTAACTTAATGGCATATGACATTTGTGGTGTTCAGCCAATGACAGGACCAACCGGTCTTATCTTTGCAATGAGATCCACATATGGTAACAACAGAACTATGGCTGGTATGACAGAAGCATTGTTTAATGAAGCTAATACTTCATTTGCAGCTGCTGCTCACTCCGCTAACGGTGTCCATATGACATCCACAAACGGCGAGCCAACATTTGTAGGTTCTAATCCAGTTGACGGAACATACAACCAAGGTAATGCAATGACAACAGCCTTTGGTGAAGCATTAGGTGACGGTGTCAACAATGCATTCGGTCAAATGGGATTCAGTATTGACAAGACTACTGTGACAGCTAGAACAAGAGCGCTAAAAGCTGACTACACATTAGAACTTGCACAAGACTTGAAAGCAGTTCACGGTCTTGATGCTGAAACAGAGCTTTCAAATATTCTTTCACAAGAGATTATGTTTGAAATCAACCGTGAAGTTGTTCGTAAGATTTATAAAGTCGCTAAAAGCGGTTCTCCAGATGCAACAGTTGCTGGTACATTCAACCTTGACGTTGATGCTAACGGTCGTTGGTCTGTTGAGAAATTCAAAGGTCTAATGTATAACATAGAGCGTGATGCTAACCACATTGGTCAAGATACTCGTAGAGGTAAAGGTAACTTTATTGTCTGCTCATCTGACGTAGCTTCTGCTTTAGCAATGGCTGGTGTATTAGATTATTCACCTGCTCTTAGTACAGATCTAAATGTTGATGACACAGGTAATACTTTTGCTGGTGTACTTAACGGTCGCTTCAGAGTATATGTAGATCCATATTCAGCTAACTTAGGTGCTGCTAGCCAGTATTACTTAGTTGGTTATAAGGGTACTTCTCCTTATGACGCTGGTATATTCTACTGCCCATACGTTCCACTACAAATGGTTCGTGCAGTTGATCCAGATAGCTTCCAACCAAAAATTGGATTTAAGACACGTTATGGAATGATTGCTAATCCATATGTTCTTTCTGCTAACGGAACTGCTGATGCTGATGCATTTACAACACAGCGTAACCAGTACTACAGACTTTCTAAGGTTCTTAACTTACTTTAAGAATTACAGAGACTCAATGGAAAAGGGGACTTCGGTCCCCTTTTTTTGTCATAAATAGTGAAAAGGAGATTTTATGGCATATCAAATAAATTCGGCAAATGTATTATCATCAGTAAACACGCCAAATCCAGCTACAGTTTATAATTTTCTACGTCCTAATGCATTTAAGTTTGTGATCAAAGATTTACCTAAAGTTGCATATACTTGTCAATCAGCTAACTTACCATCAATTCAGATGGGTTTTGCTGTACAACCAACACCTTTTATAGATTTACCAAGAATAGGTGATAAGATAAACTTTTCTGAATTCACGATACGTTTTCTTATTTCAGAAGATATGGTAAATTATAAAGAATTACTGGATTGGCTTGTTGCCTTAGGCTTCCCTAACTCGTATAATGAATTTGGTGGTTTTGTTGGGGAAAGATTAAATAGGTTTCCATTTATAAGATTAGCATCAGGTGAAACAGAAGCTGCAGCTTATTCAGATGGAACACTAACTATCTTGGATTCAGCAAATAATCCTAAGACGAATATAATCTTTAAAGATTTGTTTCCGACAGCAGTAGAAGCACTGGATTTTGATATCACTAGTTCATCAGTAGAATTTTTTGTAGGAATTGCAACATTTAAATACAGAACATTTGAAATTGAAGCATTAAATTAATTAATTTTTGGAGTCGTTATGCAGACAAAACAAGTACAACTTGACATGAATGAAGTACGTAAGAATAAGTTCTTTATTGCTACACCTTGTTATGGTGGTCAATTAACAGAACCGTACTTTAGATCGGTTGTAAAACTTATGACATTCTTTAATGGTCATAAAATACCATTAGCATTTGGTACAATAGCTAATGAATCATTAGTAACAAGGGCACGAAATGTATTGCTTGCCTATTTCTTAAATTCAGACTATACTCATCTTATGTTCATTGATGCAGATATTGAGTTTCAAGTTGATGATATACTAAAGTTATTCATACATGATAAGGATGTTGTTGTTGGTGCTTATCCAAAGAAAGGTGTTAACTGGGGCCATATAAAAGAAGGTATTGTAATGGATCCATCTAAGCCTCTTTCAGCTAATCAGATTGGAGCATTAGGTTCTGATTATGCTATTAACTTTAAGTTTTCAGATGTTAGTAAGAAACAAGTATCAGTTGAAAATGGGCTAATCGAGCTGCATGATGCTGGAACTGGATTTATGATGATTAAACGTGAAGCAATATTAAGAATGATTAAACACTATCCTGAATTGAAATATAATAATGATGTTCAAATGGGTGGTACTGATCTTAAAGATCAATTCTATGCTATATTTGATACAATGATTGATCCAGTAGATAAAAGATATCTTTCAGAGGATTATACATTCTGTCGTAGATGGCAAGATATGAAAGAACAGATTTGGTTAGATCCTTCTATATCATTGAATCACTATGGTTCGTTCTGTTTCCAAGGCAATCCTGAAATGATTATAACTTTCAATGAGCCTACGAACACAACGCCACCATCATCTAAATCAGTAGTCTCCGATAAAGCACCATCAGATATGGAAATTGTTGACCTAGATGCCTTATAAATGAAACTAAGTGAAATTCAAGAACAGTGGAAAAAAGACTCAATAATAGATGAACTAGAACTTGGCCGTGAAGCAGTTAAGACAGCTACTTTGCATGCCAAGTATCTAACTATTCTTTCTAATATAAAATTACAAATGCGCAAAGCAGAAAGTAATTTCTATAGTATGAGAAGAGTTAAGTATCGATATTATAGAGGTGAGTTAACAAGAGAAGAGTTAGAGAAGTTAAACTTAGATCAATATCTTGGTAATAAGCCTTTGAAGAATGAAATGGAAGAGTTCTTGATTTGTGATGAAGACTTGAATCTATTAACAGATAAAATAGAATATTACAAAACAGTTTCATTTACACTCGAACAAATCCTTCGTTCTCTTAATTCGAGAACTTGGGATGTTAAGTCAGCAATAGAATGGAATAAGTTTACTAACGGAGCATTCTAATGGCTGATATTACAATCAGTAAAAAGGATGATGTTCATATTCGGGTAGACTGTGAACCTTCTATTGCTCAAGAATTACATTCACACTTTTCGTTTGACATTCCAGGTGCTAAGTTTCATCCAATGTATCGTAATAAGATATGGGATGGACAGCTACATTTGTTTTCAATGTTTACAAAACAAATATATGTTGGATTGAAACCGTATGTAGAACACTTTGCAGAAGTTAATGAATACACAGTTGATGATTCTAAGTATGAACAAACAGCTGATAAAATTAGTTTAGAAGATTTAAAAGATTTTATATCTGGTTTAAAGTTAACTTCAAGAGAAAAACCAATAGAAGTAAGAGAATATCAGCTTAATGCTATATACAAATCTATTAAGGATGGTAGAAGATTATTACTATCTCCAACTGGTTCTGGTAAATCGTTAATAATATATGTTTTATTAAGATGGCATTCACAATGGGGTGTTGCAAGAAAACAATTAATTATAGTTCCTACTACTTCTTTAGTTGAACAACTCTATTCAGACTTTCAAGATTATTCATTTTTAGATGAGGAATGGAATGCTTCTGATTGGTGTCATAGAATATATGGAACTGCAGAAAAATCTAACACATCACGTATTACTATTTCTACATGGCAATCATTATACAAACTTCCAAAGAATTATTTTAAAGATTTTCAAGCTGTA